GCTCATACAATACCCTTCAAATTAACTCTTAACGGCTTGCCCCATGATGTATTGGGCGGCTCATACACCACCGCCATCATTCCAAAGCTATCCGCTGCGTGAGAACTCCAATCGTGATTAGGCCCTAGCCCAACACCTCGATTCTCATCGCGTTTCTCGTGATACCAGCACAAGGCTTCAATGCCTGCCGTACACGCTGGCTCATTAAAGTGTACCGATCCTAATACTCGTCTGGTGGCCTCTACTCGATGCCCTGCAGCGCCTGCGCCCTGATTAGGCACCACCACCACGTTAAAGCCAGCATCTCTCAACGCTGACTCGTAGCTAACCGAATAGACTTTGTCGTGTGTTCTACCGTCATGCGGAAGCACAACAGTCTTTATGTTCTGTGGTTGATCACGCAACCAGGCAACGTGTGTCGCTAACGGCTGACCCTGCGCCTCGTAGTAACCTAATACTCGTATCTCTGACTTGTAAAACTGAACGGTCCATATGCTTGTTGCATCAGACTTCGCCCCGGTCCCACCAATATCAAAGTAAGCCCTAGTGTCCATCAAAGGGTCAGCGTGGACATTCCCTAAACGCCCTTCTCGTCGTGCATCCTCAATCAAATGCGAGTAGTACGCACCCTCATGCGCCTGCAGAAAGCTTCCTTCCCAGACATGGTCGTAAACATCAGGGCGTAGTTTCTTATCCGCTAGTCGTTCATTCTCTAAGACGCTTGGAAACCACGGGTTATCACGCCAGTTCAGCTCTACTATCTTAGAGTCATCAGGCGGTGCATCTCTGAACCGTTTGTTTGTAGATGATCGTGCTGCCTCTGGATTCCACGTTACCCATATCTCAGAGTTATCTTCTCGCACTGTAGGGATAAGCTTACGCCACGCCTCTTCCGATACAGGCTCGGCCTCATCCACCCAGGCTATAATGATTCTGGCTTTAGACTTAATGCTGTCTAGGTTGCGCCTTAACCCGGCGAACACATAACTAATGCGCCCATCTTTTGAACGAATATACTTCTCGCCCACATCGTAATAATTCGCTAACCAGTCAACACCACGAATGGCGCTTTTAATCTCCTCTAATGAGCTCTCATCGAGAGAGTTCAGATGCTCCCTAGCGCAAAGTATCTGCCCTGACTGACCACTCATTCCCCATTGATAACCCTTTACTGCAGTCATCAGCGCAAAGGTTCTTGTCTTACCAGACCCTCGACCACCAAAGGCTCCCCGGTAGCGCGCATCACCAGAGAATACTGGGACCAGCTTGCCGGGCAGATTAATGTTCGCTGTAAGCATCATCATCTGGCGTATAAGGAATTAACTGCACAATCGTCGGCGTCATACTGCCATCACTTGATACATGATCCAGAGCAACTTTACTGCCCTCCTTACGATCAATCATCTTATGTGCTGTGTTTACATCACCGTCCCGCAAAGCTTCTACTAATACGGTTCTAGCAAGCATAAACGGGTTACTTTTAAGCACCTCTTTTTGGTCTTTAAACGCCGCGTTATCTTCCTGAAATTTATAGAACGCAGCCTTGCTGATACCCGCATACATACAGGCTTCGAGGTCAGTACATCCCATGCTAAAAGCATGTTCTAGTTTAGAGACAACGTCAGGCGTCATAACGGTAGGTCTAGCCATAAATTAATACCACTTCGGGGATACTTAAACAGCTACCGAAGACAGAAAAAAAAGGCCGCAAAAGCAGCCAAAGGAGGAGGTAAATAGATAACTAAGAGAGTCAAAAACCCTATCTTGGTAATATTTAACCACATTGTGGCAGGTAACACAACACTATGTGGTTATATTTTATTACCACAGAACAACCTTTATTACACGGACAAACTTTCGTAATCTTTGTCCGCAAGGTAAAGCGAGACTTCATTTTTTTGGTTGTTGGCTATACCTATGCTTACATCAGATGTAACGGACAAACTTTCGTAATCTTTGTCCGAAATGCAGTTTATTACCTTATTTACTGTAATATAGTTGTATTAGCGTAATAGTTACTGTTATAATAAAACTTCAGTCAGTGAGGAGATACAAAATGAACTTACAAATAGAACTAAACGATGCACATAAAACAGATAAGGAAGCCATGTCGTTAATCCAATTAACCGCTTTAGCAAAGGCAGGATTTACAGATGTCTCTTGGGCCTCTAATGAATGCGCTTCATTCGCATCGCCATGCCAAAACTATGAACTGTTTGTAAACCTGCGCTCTGACAACGCCGCAGATGAGTATCAATCATGTGTCTATGATATAGATGGGTTCTCAGAGTTTTTAGGAGGTTGCGATGATCTGTCCGTAGCAATCCAAACAATACAATCACACAAAAAAGGAGAATAAAAATGAATAATTATAAAATAACCAACCAAGGCATTGCCCACATCGCAGAGCGTTTGTTGACTGTCTGCAAGACAACAGCGTTTGATGGCTGGCTAGACGCAGACCTTATTGAATCTAAACGCTCACAAGAGATGCTTGGCGCTTGGGCTTCAGAGCTTGAAGATAAACTCAATAGCGGTGACGGGGATGAAATCGAAATATCTTCAGACCTGACTAAAAGTGGGCATGTAGAGTGGTTGAGCGTACCTGACGATTGCGTAGTTACAAATGAGGAATCCGATGAAACCCTCTGAATTTGCAAAACAGTTAGGCTTTAAGTCTTTGCAAGAAGCCTGCGAGCTAGTCGATGTTGCCCCTAGAACTGTTATTAACTGGCAACAGAGCAACCCACAGCGTTACCTAGCTATCATGTTGGGGGCCGCATCACTGAAACAAAAGTCATTACTGTCGAGGCCAGAACCATGACACTCCCTAACGCTGACATAAGAAACGCCGCACAAGACCTGCTTGATGCAATGGAGGAGGATGCTTGTGAATACGACCGAGCGTTTATTGATTTAATACAGCAAATAGCTGACGGCAAACCCTTACCTTCTGCGGAAGAGCCGACAGAATGATCACCCCACTGACAAACGCAGACTTAAAGCCACATAACTACTTGTACATATTGCCTTTCAATAATGATATGCATTTTAAAATAGGCGTTAGCTCAAATAATTACAGTAGAGTGATAAAGCATAACTCTACCTACGACATAAACTATTCTAAATCATTAATCGTACAGGCAAGCAGGGACAATGTTAGGAATTTAGAGCGAATACTATTAAGCAATATACCCACCACCGTTAGTAATGAATATTCTGGTAAAGATGGCTACACAGAAATTAGGGATATCAGCTATCTGGCAACTTGCCTTGATGACATCAATTATTTCAAATCTCGCCTAAATCTGAATATTACAACCCTCAAAGAAGAGGATATATGCCCTGCTCACCCCAAAGAATTTAGGCGTTTTCTAGTGCCGCAAAAAATGTCAACAGAACAAAAAGACTTAAAACTTGAGGAGGCCAATAAAGTACACAACATAAAAGCCATTAAAGACTGCATCATCCTTATGAGACAGGTAATTACGGAATATCCAAGGTTTCGTATATCTTATGACGCAAAATGGCAAATGTATGATTTGGAGTTGGACTTAAATGACGATGAACTTCAATCACAGCTTATACATACCCTATTACATGACAATATGAGTGTCTGGTTACGGAAAGGGTGTGGAGGCCAAAGTATAGGGGTTACGGAAATGTCCATTTACTCCAAAGGAGTAAAGTTTGCGCGCTTTGCATTTAGTGTTAAACATACTGCTTCAATAGAATTTCCAGTTGCATGGCTTCCTGAAGAGCTTGAAGCATTTGAACAATTAAGGTCATTTATGTCCAGAATTTGCGGCAAACAGCACTAGCGATCAAGTACCTTTTGACACGTACTTGAATTCTCCTCTGCGTCAGGCTCTGATTGGGCTTGACGCACTTCCTTATCAGGTGTTTTTATCAGGGATTTATCAGGGAATATGGCATCCCAGTTCGCATTAAACCGCTTAAAATCGGTCGGCCTTTGCTCACTCCCTTTACCCATCTTGTAACCCTCGCCTTAAAACAATATGCAAAGCGTCATCACGCACCTGGTAATCTGATACCAACGCCTGAAAACGAGGCATCCATACCTTTTGTGATCGCCAACGCCCTACTTCAAGGATACTAGCCAGACGCCTTACGCTCATCTCACTGTTACCTGACCCCGCGCATCGACTGCAGGTGGTTACCTTTGCCTGCTCAATGAGCTGCCCTACGCCATTACACGCACAGCACCTAGACGCTGATATCGCATAGTTTAAAGCAGCCAAAGCCAGTCTAATGACCACATCATCGGGCTCCGATTCACTGACCCGGTAATCACAGCATTCAGCCTCCGCGATGGCTAAACGATTAAGCTCAGAACGTGCCTCATCATCGAGACAGAACTTGCTTAGTGCATACAGATAAGTGTGCCGATCAACGTGTACCAAGCAAGCCGCAATATCGCCTGCGGTGATTTTGTTCTTTGACGTACCCCGAATCATATCGGCCTTCATCTCTGGTGCGCCTGGCGTCAACATAGCAAGTAACTCACTCATCTTTTTCCACCTTTTCAGCTTTTAATAGGGACAACAAGAACGAAATTACACGCTTAATGTCCCTATCGGTGAATTCATCATCAGCGATTACCTCCACCGTTGCTGTGCGATACCCGGCGCTATCTCGAAATGCTTTAATTTTCATCGTCACTCTCGTCAAAGCCCATCGCTATCCGTTCTTCGTGGAACTTAATCAACGTCTTAAACTCAGCTAACATCTCCCGATAATCTGCCGCATAAAGCTTTCGCTCCTTACCCTTGTCTCGAAGCATCTTTTCAACAAAGTCATGGCCGTAAAAGTCTTGCATCCAAAGCGTGTACCACGCCTCGCTAGAGCCATGTCGCATGCCAAACCCATTGCACCCTTTGCACTGAAAATGCACGTTGCAAATCTCAAGCGCCCAGTAGCTCGATGAACCTTTGGGAATAAAATGGCCCCCATCTCCGTCTTTCCAATGATGCCAGCCCCCCATGTCCTCTGGGTCGCAGGATACGCACTGGGCATAACCGTTCGAATTAGCTGCCGATATCCGAGCAAGCTTTTGAATTTGCGTCAAGCATTGCGCTCTCAATGTCTTAGCCATTTATAGACCTTCAATCCCTGGATCAGTAAGCTTATGGTCCGCACCCTGCACCTGCGCAAAGTGAGACAAGTATCGACTCATCTGCTCAGTATTCATCAGGCTCGTCACAGGAAAGAATTTAAGCAGTTGATCACATTGTTCTTCGTAGGTAGGAAACGCCTGTATCGCCTTGCGCCAAGCCGCATGAAAGTCAGGGTTTTCAGCCAACAAAATTGGAACTCCGTAATGCTTTTTTGCCCTGCACTTGACTTGATCGGGCGTATACTCTTTGCCCTGTTTTGAGACTTCGTTGTACCAGCAATGACTTAGCCTGTTCTGAGCATCTGATCGACGCTCCGTGTAAGATTTAATTTGGACCTGATAAGGCTTTTTGCCATCCAAAGCTAACGCCTGTATTTTGTCGATACACTGCTTTCGCATCAATTCTGTTCGCAACACCAAGAAATCCCCCATCATGGCACTAGCCTGCGACTCAGCCAGCCTTGCGAAAACACCTCTGTGTGAGATTCCAGTTGGCTTGCTGTGCGTTTTTTCTCACGCAACTCTTCGTGATAACCCGACTTTTTTCTGTTTAGCTCTTTTCGTAGCGCGGTGTATTCCTCTGCAGACACAAGATGCTCTGGCAAGCAATACGGCTCTTTGCCGAGGCGTCCCTTCATCGTCTGCGAGTTGACGCCAGGCGGCGTAAATTCTTCCGTCCATTCTACGAATTGACGATATGTGTAAGGAATGCCTTCTTTGAAAAATTCATGCTCACCTTTAAAAAGACGTAGATTAGGTATGTTGGATTCCCCCATTTACTTTTCTCCTACATTATTTGGATGAAAGACAAGCTGCCACGCGCCGCAGTCATCACATAAAAAGTTACTAAAAATGCCAAACGGCACATCTTTTTCATCAAGCTCGTGATCACCTAAAAATCGCATAGCGCCGCCACAAAGCCAACATTTCATTGCTTTATTTTCTCTTGTAATGTCACCCATGCTTTTGCTGCTGTCTGTGGCACAATGCCATTTCCGAGTAAGCGAATACGGTCAATCCGGTCGGGACAACCCGCTGTCACTCGCTCAACTCCCATTTCCCAAGTGCCGTCCACCCAAGAGGCAGGCCCATCAAACCCTCCGCCCAGACTGGATTCAGCTTCCCACTGGGCATCTCTTGGTCTTTTACTTTCGCGCAGAGGTAGCTCCTCTTCTCCATGTGTATCTGACTTTTCGATCCCACTGGGCCGCAGTCTTTGTACTCCGATGCCCTTGGAGTCGGCCAGTTCACTTGATTCACAAGTAGCTGGCGTTTGCCGTTCGGGCCGGGATTCGTCCCACTGTGCTTGCTGTCCTGCACCATTGGAGTCAGCCAAGATGTAAACTCTTTTTCTCTGGTGAGGAGCGCCAACTTCAGCCGCGCTGAATATTCCGAACGCCGTTTTATAACCAAGGCTTTCCAAGTCGCTAATGACTTCTCTGAGTCCAAGAGTAATGTGTCCTTCGACGTTCTCGAAGAAGCATCGAACAGGTCTAATTGATTCAATGTGTCGCCTGATGTAAGGCCACAAGTGTCTTGGGTCTTCTTCTCCAAGCCTTCTTCCTGCTGCACTAAAGGGCTGACACGGATAGCCGCCAGTGACGAGGTCAATTTTTTCTCGAAAAGGCTGTACTGGCAGGGTTTTAAGATTCGACCAAATAGGTGCGGGTAAAAGCTTCCCTCCTTCCATCTTGTTAGCCAAGTTGGCAATCGCGTAGGCTTCGATCTCGACATAAGCGACTGTTCGATGTTCAAACCCGGCAAGGTCAAGTCCTCTTTCGAGGCCACCATATCCTGAACAAAATGAGAGGACAGTGGGTAATTCTTTGGTAATATCCACATTCAAAACATCGCTCTCATCTTCGCTAACGCTATTTCTCCCGCTTCCTTGGCAACCGCTTTGTCGTGACCCAAAAGCGCCGCAGGAGTCTCGTAAGGACGGTGCAACGCCCTCACCCGATTGGCTTCTTTGATACTGCCAATGATGCGATCCAAGTTGGGCCACTCAAAATCCTGATTGCCCTTTGATCGTTCGTTTTTCAGGTAATCAACACCCGCATTTATTTGCTCCCTAGTAAAAACACCAATCTGGCTGGCATACATGCGTTTAGCAGCCACTAGCATTTCATCGGGGAAAGTGACCGTCATTTTTTTACTGCCGAACACTACTGCGAGTAGGCCAAAAAGATAGTTAGTTGCCTGCGTATCTTTTAACGGTCGCGGGTCATCAGAATGTGGCGTTGATGTCGAGCCATGCTGGATTTTCCGCACGACCGCCGTTAACTCTGCTTGCATTATTTTTCTCCCGCTCTTTTTTGAATTCGTGGTGATTTGATTCCCAGTTCCGAAAAGCTGCCTTCCAAGAGTCCATTGGAACGCCCCCAACAACCCAACCCTTCGACTGGTTGTAGTTAAAAAACTTATTTGGCGAACACTCAGCATTAATTTCAAGCTTGTAAGCCTCAATTTGCCCAAGCGTTGGAGCTTTGGATTTATGTATATTATTATTAACTTGTGTATTAATACCCTCGCCCTTTACCGAAGGGGGGTCATCGGTAAACTGACCAGGGGTATTCGGTAAACTGACCACCTTATTCAGCACTTTAATCGTGCGCTTTATGACCTGTTTTCCCTTGTACTCATGGAAACATTTGATATAGCCTTTTTTTTCTAAATCAGATATAACATCTGACACTCGACTTTTTGATAGCCCCAAAAACGCAGCAAAATGTGCGTTACTCGCAAAGCATTTATCATGCGAATCGAGCGAACCTATTTCAACGAGCAACAACTTTTGCGTCCAATTGAGCTTAGAATCTAGCCAAATCTCTCTGGAAATCCAAACGCCCTTAAAAGCATCAGCCGATTCGCTATTCACAGTTGGATTCAAAAAAACATGCATAGGTCAGGCGACCATCAGCAAGCTTTATGATCAGTGGAATGTCGTGGAGTTTGGGCGCCCGTTCACCTAGCCTGTATGCCTGCGCGCTGCGCTGAGATATACTGAGGGCTTCACTCGCTTGACGGTCGCCAAGCTTAGAAAGATACTGCTGGAATCTGCTTTTAGATAGTTTCATATCCAGAATGATTACACATAAAGTGGTTATACGCTAGTATATATTTATACTTTTTCACATTAAGTGGTTAAATATTTATCTTATCCTTACCGCAATATTTAGTTCTATATTGTTGTAACACCCACTCTTTGTGGTAAGATTGCCAAATGTCGAACTTCAACCACATCAGACTTAAAAGTCTCCGCGAAAGCCAAGGGCTAACTTTAGCTGGCCTTTCAAAGGAAACTGGTGATTTGCTTTCGACGTCAAGAATTGCGAATTACGAATCAGGGATTCGGGAGCTAAAAGTCCCCCAGGCAATTATTCTAGCTAAAGCTCTTAAAACAGATGCAGCTTTTTTGCTTGGTTTGTCCAACGTAGATGCGGAAATTTGGATCGAAGAGGCCGAAATGTCTGCCAGCAAGAAAGAGCTTTACGTATTAATGCAACAAGTTGCCAGGATGCAGGACACTGATGTCACTCAAGCTACTGCAATCCTTAAAGCGCTGATCAAGCACTCTTAACCTTCACTTGAATTTAAAACCTTATTCTCAGCCGACATTCTCGCTACGATATTGTGAAAAGCCTCGCTCGGGTTAGATTGTTCGTTTGCGGGTAATTGCTGCCTCCTTAACCTCATCTGCTCAATTTTAATTTGTCTAAAAAATTTTAGTCCAACTTGAACTTCATGAGGCTTTAATTTTTTAAGCGTCACAAACAGCATGATGTCTTTCTGATTCACTAGCCACCCACCTCCATTTATTTTTACACAAACCGTGCGTTCTTTTGCGCTATTTTTGTCGTTCTTGTTTTACTTTTTGTCGCCGGGAAGTAACTAAAACATTAGTTTGATCATCTTTCAATGCATCTTTGCATGTTTATTTTAATTTATTGGTTGCTTTCGTCACAAACTGTGGTTAATATTCGTTATCAACAACCACATAATGTAAATTCAACCACAGAAAGAGGTAAGGGAAATGTCACTTACAAGCGCACTGAGATGTGAAGACCCAAACAGAACCGGAAGCCCTGACGATTTTGATGAAATTAATGACTCAACTCCAGAGCTTTCGGACTTGCTTGAAGTCTTAGATGACGATGTCATTTTTAGTGAAGCATTTTCAATTGATGCTATCCAGTCGCCCCATCTTTATGCCAACGGCAACTTTCAGCGGTGCGCGAATTCAATGGCGGTGGGGTACTTCAAAACTGACGTGATCGACGCAATCGCACAGCAGGATTTTGATGCGCTCGGTCGGCTTGTTTCGAAGCTTGCCATTGACTATGCCGAGCGAATTTACGACATCCGTCACGGATAAGGAGTGAATATGAATCTTAAAAATGAGAACAAAATCCAAGACAAATTTGATAATCATAAACTAGATTTTACCGAAGTGTTCCTGTTTGGAATGTTTTTTGGCGCAGTTGCAATGCTCGTTGTGCAAAACATGATTTTGGGGCTTTGAACATGACAAGTGTCGAAAAACGCATAAACACTGTTTTAGGCCACGACTTAGTTTTAGATTTTTACGAATCAATTGAAAAGTGTCGAGGCCAGCTAGATTGTATCAACGGCCATCCCGCAAAAAGCAATCAAACACAAGCTTATTACGATGGCTACGGTGAGCGCTTTGATATTGAACAAAACGAAACACATTGGAGCGAAC